CACGAAGTTCACTCTTCCTGCCGCTGCGGGTAGTGCTTTAACTATGGAAGCTGATGGTGGTGGTGCTGTTATGCTTTCGGCCAATCCGACTTGGTTGCTGAATATCGGCAATCTCACTCTTACCGCTGGTGGTGCACCCAACACCGGGTACATCAAGTGGACTGCAGTTTATGTGCCTTTTGATACTGGTGCGTATATGACTGCTGCTTAATTTATTGAGATATCCGGTCGTGATGGACCCTGCACTTTGATGGAGAAGGCTTTTGGGGATGTGCCTTAAAACATCCCCAATTTAAAAAGAAGATAAATATATCCATGGACAAGATAATAATTAAAGGGCGATCGGTTTTTACAAGGAATTTGGTAGGAATATAAAGGAATCTTAGGGAAATTTCATGGCAGTAAATAGAATACATTCAATTGAAAAATACATTGGACTTTCTACAGACACAAAGCCTAATGCACTTATAGGATCTGAGTTTTACGAGCAAGATACAAAAAACACTTATGTGGTTTATGCAAAAATCGCAGGTGTTTCACAATGGGTTTTAAAATGAAATCAAGAATAGTCATGATGACAGGAGGTAGCAAATGGCATACTTGCGCGAAAGTACAATTCAACGATGGATAGGTCTTTCCACTGATACTAAGCCAACAGGAGTTTCGGTAGGTTCCACTTTTTATGAGTACGACACAAAAAATTCATATAAATCATACGATGGAACTAACTGGACTTTATATACAGGAGGTTCTTCTTCGTCATCTCTTGGTCTATATGGGCAATGTAGTTCTACAATGCCTGATAGTACCACTACTATCATAGTCCCCGGACTCGCAGGTTATGGGGACGATTTATTCAATACCAAATTCTATTTACAAATAATCCTCAATGCAAGCGTTCATGGAAATCAGCCAGAACGCCAGGTTAGAAAAATCACTGATTATGTATCTGCTACCGGTACGTTTACCACGGATGCTTTTACTTCTAATGTATCAGCAAATGATACCGTTTTGATTTTACATGAAACCGATGCCGAGTTGGCAGGAGCCACAGCATCTATAAATAAAGCGATTGGAAAACTGCAGTCCGCGATTGCTACAACTGATCTAAACCAAATGGCAGGAGACAAAGGATTGTTCGTGGGTACATCTCAAGCAGTTGTTCTTGAAAAACTTATTATCAAGATGCCAAATGCTACAGCAGTGGGGACTGGCATTACAAGTATAACAATTGTAAGCGATGATGCTACCCCAACAACTTATATTTCAACTCAAAATGCAGCGGCAATGACCGCCGAGAAAGAATTTACGTGGACCGGCGCTTCTCTTATCAATGTTGGAACGAAAATTAGTTGCACATTAGCTGGTTCTGCTACAACAGCTTATGTAATAACTGCCGTAGCACAGTGCAGGGCAGTTATTGGTGGTGGTTATTTGGCAGAATCCACTGGACCATCAGAATCACCCAGTATGAGTCCATCTGATTCTCCGTCAATATCTCCAAGTAATTCACCATCAGTATCGCCTTCAATATCTCCAAGCTTATCTCCATCAGCTTCTGAATCTCCGAGTATATCTCCAAGCTTATCTCCATCAGCTTCTGAATCTCCGAGTATATCGCCTTCAGTATCGCCTTCTGAGAGCCCGAGTATATCTCCAAGCTTATCACCTTCGGCTTCTGAGAGCCCGAGTATATCTCCTTCGATATCAGCTTCTGAATCTCCTTCGATATCAGCTTCTGAATCTCCGAGTATATCTCCAAGCTTATCTCCATCAGCAAGTGAATCTCCTTCTGAATCTCCATCGATATCAGCAAGTGAATCTCCTTCGATATCAGCTTCTGAATCTCCTTCTGTATCTCCATCAATATCAGCAAGTGAATCTCCGAGTATATCGCCTTCAGTATCTCCGAGTATATCTCCATCAGTTAGTTCATCGGTTTCGCCAAGTAATTCACCGAGCACTTCTCCGAGCGGAAGCCCAAGTATGTCAGCTTCAATTTCACCCAGTATGAGTCCATCGGAATCTAACTCACCATCAATATCACCATCTAACTCGCCATCAGTATCACCATCCATCAGTCCATCAGTTAGTCCATCAGTATCTCCATCAGTTAGCTCAAGCGTATCTCCATCAGTCAGCCCATCAGCCAGTGAGTCTCCATCGGTATCTCCGTCAGTAAGTCCGACTGAGTCTCCGAGCGAGGCAGCTTAATAAATAGGAGTAAATAATGTCTCTGATAACTTTGCAAGAAGCTTTGGATTTTATGAATATCAGTAATAGTTATTTCACTATTACTGCTGGTAACGATGTTTTGAAATTGCAGTATGATTCTGGATCCGTAACCAATGTAGATATCCCTGATGGAACTTACTCAGGAGATTCATTGGCAACGGCTATTCAGACAGCAATGAATACTGCGTTGACGATGTCTGGGACAGTAACATACAGTTCTACGACCCAAAAGTTTTCTTTTGGAGCAGGAACTGGTCATACGCTTGCTTACACCCATTCTGGATCAGATGCAGGGAACACTGTTGGATTTGACGAAGATCATGCTGCAGCATCGACTTTAACGAGCGACAATGCAACAGGCGACCCGACTGCTATTGTTCAAGTAATCAAGGATGGGGTTGAAGCGTACATTCAAAACGAGTATTGCAAACAGACTTTGGAATCAACAAATCATAAAGATTTTATCGACGGAGAAGGAGACCAATATATTTTATTGGATCACTATCCGATCATTTCTTTGAACAGACTTTCGATTGGGACTGAAGATGCAATCAGCATAAAGAATACAAATTCCGGAGCCCATGCTTCAGTATCGGTTTCTTCTACGGCAGTTTCGCTCTACAAGGATGGGACAACCAATACCCTATCACTTTCTACCTATTCGACATTGACCCTCCTTGTAGACGCAATTAACGCGATTTCCGGGTGGTCTGCAGCGCTGCTGCAGTCTTCGTTTGCATCGTATCCGTCAACTGTGCTTTTGGAGAAATTTGGTTTGCAATGCATCAACAACAATTATGTCTATCTTCCAATGCCAGATGAAGGCGAAGATGATTTTGAAGTCTATTCCAGCGAAGGAAAAATATACTCGCCATTTGGATTCCCTCAAGGGCACAGAAATATTTATGTGGATTACACAGCAGGATTTGCGACTATTCCTGCTGACTTGAAATTAGCTGTTAATATACTCACAAAGAATCTTTATCAGAGAAGAGGAGAAGAATCATTTGGTTTGTCATCATATTCCAGCGGAGGGATTTCCGCTTCATTTAAAGATGGGTTACCTCAAGAAGCGAAAATGATTCTCGGCAAGTACAAAAGGACAATTATATGATTGGTCCCAAGAAGACTTTAGTCCTTGAAAGATACACGGAAACATCTGATGGGATGGGTGGATTTTCCCATGAATGGCAATCTTTGCGTTCAATCTCGGGAGTATTTTCTATAATTTCAGATCGAGAGAGAATGATGTATGGTAAGAAAGCAGAAGGCGCCAGCCAGAAGTTCACAGTTGATTATCCGGTTGGGCTAACAGCAACTTCTAAAGATAGGTTTGTTTCTCAAACAGGACAAAGGGTATTTGAGATTGTTTCAAAAGAAGATCCATTAGAACAGCACAGAATGATGATTTTCTTCTTGGAAGAAAATGTGAATGGATAAATGTGACAACTGGTGAAAATGGTTTATTTATATGAAGGAGCTAAAGATTGTCCACGGTAAAATTTAACATGAAATTGGCAATGCAGCCTTTAGAAGAAGCACAGAAAAGACTGGTGTCGGTGGGCCTTCAATTAGAAAGAGATATTAAACAAAGTATTTCTGGACCTGGTCCCGCTCCTGCCGGTTCTCCACCAGGAGTCGATACCGGCAGGTTAAGGGCAAGCATTTCCACAAATTGGTCAGGGTCAGCAATGTCGAGGGGAAATGTTGGTGCACAAGCAGATATTAGTGACGGAGTGGGCAAGCCAGAGGAAAAAAATGGTTTGTTTAGAGTTGTTGTTGGGACGAATGTGGAATATGCACCGTGGTTGGAATATGGGACTCGTAGGATGTCAGCTCGCCCCTTTATCCGGCCAGCGTTCGACGCGCTTAGGATCAGAATAGCAAAGATGATAACTGAATCAAGTATTAGAGAATCAATATGAAGAATTTGTCTATAGCATTAGTAACGAAGTTTAATAGCACTGTGCAAGGAGTGCATAATGCTTTTTACACTTCAGTTTCAGGCAAATTGTACAAGGAAAGAGCTCCACANGATGCGGNGTTGCCTTATGCTGTTTATCACATCATTAGCGATGTTCATGATTGGAATTTTACAGATCACTTTGAGAGAGTTAGAATTCAGTTCGACCTTTATTCGTCAAGTAATTCGTCTTCTGAAGTAGAGGATATGTATAGTTATCTGGATGCTCTTTTTAATTGGAGTACATTCACGATTACAAACAACACTCTTCTCCATATGCATAGAGAGAGTGGCAGATTGTCAAGAGATCCTGTTGATGACTGCTGGGTGTACAATGTGGACTATGAAGTTTTTATGGAGAGCACAGTTCATCCATCAGCTTCAGTATCTCCATCAGTATCTCCATCAGTATCTCCATCAGTTAGTCCATCAGTATCACCATCCATCAGTCCATCAGTATCACCATCCATCAGTCCATCTAATTCACCATCTGTTAGTCCATCAGCATCACCAAGTGAGGAGCCATAATGTTAAGTATAATTATTCCAGTATATAACCAGTATGAGATGACATGCGAATGCCTCAAGGCAATTCGCGATAATACTGAAAATTACGAAATCATCCTTATTGATAATGGATCCTCCCCAGCATTAAGTTTCCTATCAGATTTTGATTGGAAACCTTATGACAAGATCATCCGTAATGAAGAAAATCTCGGTTTTCCGGCAGCCATCAATCAAGGGATCAAAGAAGCAACTGGAGATATCATATGCCTTTTGAATAATGATGTGATGGTTACTCCCGATTGGGCAGCACACTTAATAAACAAACTCGATAAGTATGACATTATTGGCCCGATGGCTAATTATTGTGCTGGACTTCAACAAGTTATCATTCCAGTATATCAAGATCAGCAGCAGTTAAATAAGCAAGCAATCATTTGGCGCGATTCTCAGAAAGTGCCAGTTATAGAAGTAAACTGGATAATTGGTTTCTGCATGCTGTTTAAGAAATCTTTATCTGATGAAATTGGTGATTTTGACGACACTCTATGGCCATGTTCTGGCGAGGAAATTGATTTTTGTTTGAGGGCAAAAGCCAAGGGTTATAAAGTAGCGATTATAAGAGATGTTTATGTTCATCACTATGGCTCATGTACCTTTGCTGAAATGCAAGAGAGAGGGATGATACAATATAATCAAGTGTGCACTCGAAATGATGACCATTTAAGTAAAAAGTGGGGGCCAAAAGTTTTCCATCAGGAGTTGGCAGGTTATGCTGATAACAATGAAACTTCCATAAAGCTCAATCTGGGATGTGGTTACAACAAAGTAAATGGATTTATAAACATAGATAATCGTGGTGTAGTTAATCCCGATTTGGTTTGTGATGTTTTGAAAGGATTGCCATACGAGGACAGTTCAGTAGATGAAGTCAGGGCATATGATTTCCTGGAACATATTCCAATCGGCAAAACAGTACAAGTCATTACAGAGATATGGCGGGTGTTAAAACATGGCGGAAGATTCGATAGCTTTACTCCATCCACAGATGGGAGAGGCGCATTTATGGACCCTACTCATGTTAGTTTTTGGAATGCAAATTCTTGGTTGTATTATACAAACGAAGCATACCGGAAGCTTTATGATATAGAAGCCAATTTCAAGATGATAAAAGTAGAAGATATTAAATCGGACATTCCGCCTATGGTAATTCATACCCATGTAATTGCTATCGCGGAGAAGGAGGAAAAATGCACGAAAATTCAATGTCATTAATGAAAGATTTTGCTGATAAGTATGTTCCGGTGGGTAGTACAGTTTTGGATATTGGTAGCGGTGATATCAATGGCACGTACAGAGGATTATTTCCTGGCAGGAAATATATTGGCGTTGATGTGTGTCCGGGTAAGAATGTTGATATCATAATGGGTTCAAAGGAATGGGATGACTTATCTGATGTGGATGTGATAATATCAGGACAGACTCTGGAACATGTTGAAGATATCCCAAAGCTTTTAAATTCTCTTTATAAGATTCTCAAGGATAATGGCATTATCTGCGAAATAGCTCCATCAGATGGCCCTCCTCATTACTATCCTATATGGGTAGGTAATTTCTCGATTGAGAGAATGACAAAAGTGATGACTGATGCGGGATTTGAGATTATATCCTGTAAAATCAGTGATGTAGGGACTTGGAAAGATTGCTGTTGTATTGCGAAGAAAGGTGTTGTTTACCAAAAGAAAGTCGAGGAAGTTATAGTTCCGCAAGAAGAGGAAGTTATAGTTCCGCAAGAAGAGGTGGAAACGTATGAAGCTGAGTAATCTTAAACTTGCGATAGGTATTCCATGTTCTTTTCCAATGGTATACACAGGTTTTTTTGATTCCTTTATCCAAATGGAAAAGCCTGATTTTGTGTATGCTCCAGCCAAAAATGGTCCCATTAGCGAGATGAGAGATTACATTGTTAAGAGAGCTCTTTCAATGAACTGTTCTCATCTTCTGTTTATGGATACAGATCAAATATATGAAAAAGATACCATAACAAAGTTGTTAGCTCATAATTTACAGGTGGTTCATGCAAGAGTGTATCGTCGTTATCCACCATTTGATTCTTTGATGTATGAAATAGGAGAGGATGGCTATTACACAGAAAAAGAAGGATATAATGATGGAGATTTAGTTTCCGTTGATGCCTGTGGGACAGGGTGCGTTTTATACAATACGGATGTTTTCAGGACGATCCCAGAACCATGGTTTGAAATGGTCTATGTGAAATCCAATGGTCAGATTGGAAAAACAGGAGAAGATTTTAACTTCTGCGAAAAACTGAAGAAGGCAGGATACGACATCTTGGTGGATACTTCAATCAAAATAGGTCACTTAGGTTTGGTAGAAGTAAATCAAGACTTTTCTGCTTTGTATAAGTCTTTAGTGAAAAAGGAAGGGTAGAGTTTAGAGTTTGTTAACGAAATTAAGAGCAGTTTAGGAGGTGCATTATGTCGGTTAAGCCGGGGTATCTTGCTAAGGTGGCGTTGGCAGGAGATACAGTAGCGGAAATGGGACAGTGGAGTTTATCAGGTTTAAGCCGTGAAACACTTGACTCTACTGCATTTGGGGATACATATAAACAGTTTGAGGTTGGATTGGGCGACTACGGAACTATTTCTTTCCAGGGAAATTACGATCCAACCGACACAGCCGGTCAGGTTGCGTTGAATGATGCCTGTATTGCAGCTACTCAGATCACAGATATACGATTTTATATTGACGCAAGTTCGTATTGGCGTCCGGCGGCAGGTTCTTATATTCTGCTGACGAAGTGTAATTCTGTGGCAGCTGATAAATCGGGAATTGCGACTGTTTCCTTTGAAGGGAAAGTCAGTGGGGAAATGGAATTGGTGTAATAACGATATTGAATAAATTTGGAGGTGCGATATGGTTAAACCTGGATATTTGGCAGCAGTTAAAAAGGGTACATATACAGTAGCGGAAATGGGGCAGTGGAGTTTATCGGGACTCACGAGAGAAACACTTGACTCTACTGCATTTGGAGATACATATAAACAGTTTGAGGTTGGTATTGGTGACTATGGAACTATTTCCTTCCAGGGGAATTACGATCCGACAGATACCAATGGGCAGGTTGCTCTAAATTCAGCTTGTATTGCAGCCACCCATGTGACTGATTTGTATTTCTACATTGATTCGGTCTCGTATTGGCGAGTCTCAAATACAAATAGCGATTACATTCTGCTGACGAAGTGTAATTCGGTATCTGCTGATAAATCTGGTATTGCGACGGTTTCCTTTGAAGGAAAGGTTAGTGGATCAATGAAATTGGTTTAATCAAATAAAAAGGAGAGTATCATGGAAAACGACCGAGAAAAAAGCAGTGGCGTGTTTTTTGATGTTGATGGTGAACTAAACCCCGGAGTGCCTTTCACAATGGAAGGTGGGGGGATCATCTATTTGCGTGTATGCGCAGGAGATGATCTTCGAGAGATTCGCAAAAAATCAGTCAAGAAAAATAAAGAGTACAAAAGGGTAGATGGGAATCTTCAGCGACTTACCTATGAAGAAGTTGATGAAGATCTCCAGTCTCAGTTGATCTGGGATTTCTGTATTGTTAACTGGGAAAACCTGTTTTCTGACGCAGAAAAGACCAAGCCGATTCCTTGCACCTCTGAAAACAAGCAAAAATTGATGGGCAAGTCTCTTGTATTTAGCAAATTTGTTGGCGAGAGTTTGCAAACATTGAGAGGGGAAGAAGAGGTAAAGGCAGAGGAAGTTGAAAAAAACTGAGTGACTATGTAAGATGGATAGAGACAAAGCCATCTTGCATAGCCTGCCGTAAGATTTGGGGGAACAAAGGTGAGGATCCACCATGTAGATCTTGTGCGGTAATACCGGAAGAGGAAAACGTAGATGTTATTAATGTGTTCTTTTCTGTTAGAAATCATGTTGTGATACATGAGATCAGCAAGGATAAAACATTGGTGGATCTGGATGTGAGAGCAGTAGAAGCAGCGATGAATATATTTGGTGTTTACAACACCAAAAAGAAAAAAAGAGTTTATGATAAAGTAAAGCAGCTTTTCTTTGAGCATAGAGAGGATTAGCGAATGGCAGAAGCTATTGGGACAGCATTTGTAGACTTGTTTCTGAATGATTCTCCTTATCAGCAAGGAATTAAACATGCTGAGTCTGCAAGCAATGCTATGGTGACAGGTTTAACGCAGAAGTTTCGACAGCTTGCCTTAGTTGCAGCAACTGCCTTTTCTACCCATGCCATATATGCTTATATGAAAGAAGCCACAATGCTTACTGCCCGCCTTGAAACTATGAATATAGTTTTGGGTATGATCGGTAAAAATGCGGGATATACGACTGGAAGTATGAAGGATTATGTCCAGCAAGTAAAACAAATGGGTATTACAACCAGCGCCGCACAAGATTCTATCACAAAAATGGCTCAAGCCAATCTTGATTTAAGTCAATCTTCCAAATTAGCTCGTGTTGCACAAGATGCAGCGGTTATCGGCAATACAGATTCTTCTGCTGCTTTTCAAAGAATGATTTGGGGTATTAAATCGGGGCAGACAGAAATTCTTAGAACAATGGGTCTAAATGTTCAGTTTGAAGCTTCTTATGCAAAATATGCAGTAACATTAAATAAGACCGCTGGCGCTTTGACTGAACAAGAGAAAGTAACAGCAAGAATGAATGCTGTTTTAGCTGAAGGAATAAAGATACAAGGTGCTTACGAAGCGGCAATGGCGACGACAGGGAAACTGATCAATTCTCTCCCCAGATTTTTTGAAGAAGTAAAAGAAAAAGCTGGGGAATTATTTTCCCCAGCTTTAGGCGTAGCTGTACGTGCTTTAATGGAGGGATTGAAGGGACTTGGTGATGTTTTAGAGAAGATGATCAAGTCTGGTGATATGGCTGTTTGGGCTAAAAATATCGCTGATGGACTTAAAGTATTTTTGACTGGGATAAAAGATTTTGGTTCTGTTGTTGTAGAGACAGCTAAATTTTTATGGGATTTTCGAGTTGCGTTAATGGCTGTAGGAGTTGCTTTTGGATCATTTATGGCCATGAGTGCTATTGTAAGTGGAATAATGGCATTGGGTTCTGTAATTGGATCAGCAACGTTAGCGGTTCAAGGACTTGCTGTTGGGTTTACAATTGCAGAGACTGCTGAATTAGCTTTTGGAATAACAAGTGTAAAAGTTAATGCCATGCTTTCAACGACAAATATTGTTCTCGCCTCGATTGCTGTAGCACTTGCGATTGCGACTGCGGCTTGGATGTTATATGGAAACGAGGCTGAAAAATCCGTTGAAAATGCCATAAAAAAATCTGAAGAGGATATGGTAAGATTTAATTCCAAACTTGCCAATATAAAGTTTGGGGTAGTGGATCCTAACGAGAATACTGAATATGAAAAACAGTTAAAGGCAATGGAGGATACAGGAGCAAAGTTTACTGAAAAAGAGAAAAAAAGACTTAAAGAAAGAGTAGCAGGTTACTATGAAGGCTCGAAGTTGTTATCTGAATTATCTGCACAAGAAGTAAAGTTATGGCAACAGTGGCGGGCTGAAGCAGATGAAACAAAGAAAAGGCTACTTGGAATCACTCTGGCAGATTTGCTTGCCCAAAAGAATGCAATTAAAGCGGCACAAGATAAAGCAGATAAAGAAGCAACAGATGCTGAGACACAAAGAAAAACCAATGAAGCAAAGGCACTAAAGGATCAAAAAGATCTTGATAAAAAATCACTTGATACAGCGATAGGTGCTAATACGCTTGCGGCCTTACAAACAAGGAATAAAGCAGAAGAAGCGAATGAAAAGAGAACTTCGGATTCTATTCTGAATCAAAAAGCAGAAGCAAACAAGCTGATGTTAGCGGAAATGAAACAGAGAGGAGACGCTGAACAGGCCATTTTAATAGCTACAAGAGATGTTGCAGTAGCTGCTGCTGAAGATGAAGCAAAAGCAAAAATTGCACAAGCCAATATGGCATTTAAGCATGCTGAAGCGGTTGACAAGCAAGCTGCCGCGAATAAAGCAATAACGGCAGTGGCAGGTAAGTCGGATCCAGGAGGAGAAGCAGCTACTGCTTTACTAAAGAGAACAACAGATCTCAATCTGGCAATTGCCGCAGCAAACGAAGAAAAGAATAGAAAGATATTGGATTCCAACACCCAAACTTCTATTGCGATGCTTGGTCTTGCAGAAAAAGATCTTAATACTATGTTGGGTTATTACAAGGTTATTGACCAGTACTCCAAAGAATCTACTGATACTCAAATTAAATTAATTAATCTGAAATATCAAAAAGAAATTGATGCGGCACAGAGGTTGGCAGATAAAAAATTGGTGCCAGTGGGAGAAGATTATTTCGTTCCCGAACAGTATGAAAAAGAAGTGAAAGCAGCTAAAGATGCCGCAGATAAAATTGTTGTTATTACAAAAGCTCGAGGAGAAGAAAGTAATAAAGTGGTAAGTGACGCAAAGAAAAGTCTATTATCAGAAGAACTTTCTTATTGGAATACTATCAAAGATTATTCTCAAGAGGCGTTTAGTATTCAAATTCAATTATTTAAAGAAGAATACAATGCATTTTCTAAAACAACGAAAGACAAAATTAGTGAAGAAGAATTCTTAAACGCAAAGAGAATAAAACTTACTCAAGATAATGCTTCAGCAAAACTCAGTATTGAGAAAGAATATATCAAGCTCATGCAAGGTGAGTACTCTGCTGCTTACACAGAGGTATCAGAAAAAGAATTATGGCAAATGGCCCTAGTACAAGCCCAGAAAATAACAGGTTTTCAAGATCAAGCTACAGCAGAACGCATATATACTAAATTAGTCATAGAAGCAGCTTATCAAAGAATGAATGCAAAGGCAACTGAATTAGAAGGCATTCGAGGGATGGAAGAGCAAGCTAAAGCCGCAAGAGCATCGGCTGATGCGTTATTGCTTCAAATGGATACCACTCGTTTAGGAGCTGATGCAGCAGGATTAAAAGCACTTCAAAGTAAGACAGATAAGGCAAAAACCTTTTTGGACTCTATTAAAGAAATTGATGTGGGTCTTAGCTCAATATCATTTGGAGATAAGATGGCTGATGGAATCAATTCAGTCGTCAGCGCTTTGCAAAACGTAAATGATATTTATGAAAAACAAGCAAAATTAGTTGATCTTATCAACGATAAAAAGGCAAAGGCAGCAGCAGAAAAGGATCCAGTTGTAAAAGCCAAAGCAATGGCAGAATTAGACCAATTAGAAGCGGATAGCCTTCAAGCCAGAATAGGAGGGTATAGAAAGTTAGCTGGTGCTGCCAGCGAATACTTTGAAGAAGGATCAAACGCCAGAAAAGCACTCCATAGTATTGAAATGACATTAGCTGCTATTGAAATGGCAATGACATTAAAAAAGGTTGCTACGGAATTATATCTTACTTTCACAAAGACTAGTGGAATTGCGACAACTACTGCGGCGACAACGGCATCGGTTGCTCCTGTAGTAGCGGCAGAAGGAGCAAAAGCAGCCGCTGCAGGGACTCATGCGGTATCAGTAGCAGCAGGCGCAGGTCCATATATTGGTATAGCTATGGCTATAGCAATGATTGCATTTTTAGCGAGTATAGGAGTAAGCATGGGGGCAAACACAGGATCTACTACAATTGCACCTCCTGCATACGGCCAGAATACTACAGTTCTTGGTGGGGCCAATAATCAAGGTTCCGAATCCATCACAAAATCCTGGGAACTCCTGCAAGACACCTATGACATGGAAAACACGAAGTTGACCGGAATTTACAACGAGATGAAAAACCTCAACCAGAACATCACGGGAATAATCAGGGAAGTAATTAGGAGCGATATCGGCAATGTACCTTTTGGAGCCGACTTCGGTACAGCGCAGAATGGGATTGGTTCTGCACTGGGGACAGCAATAAAGTGGAACTGGTTAATGCCTATTTTTGATTCCATTTTGGGAAACAATTTTCTCGGCGGCATTGTAGACAGAGTTACAAGTGCAATATTTGGTTCTACAAGTGTGTCAGCGACGGGAACTGGTTTGTATATCGGGAATC